ATCAACAAGTTCAAAGACCGTTATCAAACTGAGTGGCGTATAGAATTAGACAAGGCTGTTGCAGACCTTTTAGAACAAGTAGAAATAGAAGAAAGCAAAGAAGCAGGTTTAAAGAAGAAAGCAGAGAAATCTGGTATGCCAATTGGTGTGTTAAGAAAAGTATATAACAGAGGCATGGCTGCATGGCGTACAGGTCACAGACCAGGTACAACTCCACAACAATGGGCGATGGCAAGAGTTAATAGTTTTGTGACCAAATCATCTGGTACATGGGGTAAAGCAGATAGTGACTTAGCTAAACAAGTAAGAGGTAAATAGTATGAAAATCAAAACAATGAAACAAGTAGAAGAAATTGATTTGGTATGTGAGGGTATGATATATGAACATGAAGAAGAAGGAATCATGGAAGCAGAATATCAAGGCAAGAAAGTTACTTTAAATGACCCTGTAAGAGGTGGCACGAAAAAGTTTTATGTCTATGTAAAGAATGCTAAAGGTAACATTGTGAAAGTATCTTTTGGTGATCCTAACATGAGTATTAACCGTGATGACCCAGGTGCTAGAAAGTCTTTCAGAGCGAGACATAACTGTGACCAGAAAAAAGATAAGACAACCGCAGGCTATTGGTCATGTTATCAATGGCGAGCAGGTGCTAAGGTTGATAATTAGTATAAATAGTAACACGGAGAAAAAAAATGAGATATAGTACAACTATGGCACAAATCCACGAACAGATGATGTTTGAGGAATACATTGATGGTGTTTTACAGTTAGATGATGAAGCATTTGAAGAATACTATGATAGTTTGGATGCGAGCCAACAACAAGAATTAGAAGAAGTAATTGGTAAAATTGCAAAAGGAATAGGCAAAGTTGCTGTATCTCCTATTACTTTACCATTTAAGGCAGTAAAAGGTCTTGCTAAAGGTGCAGGCGCATTGGCGAAAGGTGCGGCTAAGGCAGTAACATCTAAACCAGCCAAGGCTGCCGGTAGTGCTGTTGCTAAAGGTGCAGGCGCAGCGGCAAAAGGTGCAGTTGGTGGTATTAAGAAACTTGCAAAAAGACTTTCAACAACAGGTCGAGCAGACGCTGCTGCAAAAAAAGCAGACGCAATCGCAAAGAGAACATCTGAAAGAGAAAGACTGGCAAAAGAAAAAGAACGTGTAGATACTGAAAGACAAAAAGCAAAAGACAGTATGAAGAAGGACATTGAAAAAGAAAAAACTACCTCTGCTGAATATGAGCCTAAAGATGATAAGAAACATAAGGACATGAAAGAAGACTATGAGACAACTCTTGTAGAATTTACATCTTCACAAATCGCAAGATTGAAAAAAGAGTATGAAAGTTTAAGAGGCAAAGAAACTGGCGCTAGTCCAGAAAAGTTTGCCAAACTTCGTAAGATAATGGATAGATTTAGTAAGAAACAATTACTACAACTTGTGAAGGCAGATATACCTATTCTTACATCAGGTGCTAAATCAAAGTTAGTTATTAAGTATGGTATGAAGTGGAAACAATTACCAGAAGAATTAATACCTTACATAGAGGTATTTGCTAGTGATGAGAAAGAACTAGGTGAGGAAAAGAAAAGTAATTTTAAAGAGGTTGATCCTAAAGTGATAGATAGGATTGAAAAAATGATGAGAGGTAGTAGACAAGAAAAAGATTCTATTGCTAATATGTTGAATTATTTCATGCCACCAGAAGTAGTGGATATGGTAAGATATAAACTAAAGATACCGCAAAAACGTGGTAAGATTAAATTTTAAGGGAGACTAAAATGACAAAGAAAATACATGGCTGGAATAGTTCTTACTTTGGTGAGGCAAAACCCGGCAGTTTAAAAGATGTAATCAATGGGATTACTGACAAACAAAATGCATTAGTAGGTGATAAACCTGTTGTTGCAGACCCAATTACACCTGAACAAGTAGCAAACAAAGAAAAGTTTCAACAAGAAGAAAAATACACAGTATCTATTGAAACAAACAAGAATGATAAATCTGATGATGGTGAAGGCTTAGACGCTGTACAACCTAAAGCAGTAAAGAAGAAGTTCGCTAACAGAAAAGATAAAGATATTGACAACGATGGTGATGTAGATAGTTCAGACAAGTTCTTACACAAAAGACGTAAAGCAGTATCTAAAGCAATGGCAAAAGAGAAACACACTAAAGACCATGACGAAGATGAAAAAGAAGAAGGTAACGCTTTTGGTAAAGCATTACAAGCCGCTAAAGAAAAAGGTGAAAAAACATTCGTAGTATCTGGCAAAAAATTTGATGTGAAAACAAAAAAAGAAATGAAAGATGACGAAGAAGAAAAGCCTATCAAAGCAAACAAAGACAAAAATGGCGTAGAAGTACATGGCGAATCAACTGATTGGGAAAGAGTTAGAGAGTTCAAAGTATCATCTATGAAACAGGCATTAGCTCAAGTATATGGTGAGGCATTAACAGATGACGATAAAGAAACAATCAAGCCTATTATTAAAGACTTGAAGAAATCTGTAAAAGCACATGATAAACAGGCAAAGCAATTGACAAAAGATATAAAAGACTAAAATGAAATATTCCGCTTTGGCGGAGACAGTACATGGCATCCATATTATACAGGAAGCAGATAGTCTCCCAACTATTTACTGTGATATGGATGGCGTTCTGGTTGATTTTAACCAAGGCATACAAAATATGTTTAAGGTTAAGTCTAAAGACCCTTCACAACCTGGTCCCATGCAAATGGCAGGATATTCTGACGCTAATGATTGGCTTAAAGCGCCAATGACGGCACAAAAATGGCAACCTATCACTAATTATCCCATGTTTTGGCCTACACTACCGTGGATGAAAGACGGTCTAAAGTTGTGGTCCTATATAAGAAAGTTCAATCCTCATATACTATCTGCTTATACACCCTATGATAAGAATAGTATTCGTGGAAAACAATTGTGGATACAACGTAATCTAAAGATTAAGGATTCAAGTAAGATACACTTGGTAAGAAGACAAGAAAAGAGAGCATATGCTAATGGCAATGTACTCATTGATGATTATGGTAAGAATGTGAAAGAATGGAAGGCATACAAAGGTATTCCTATCAAACATAAAAATACGGCAACTACTATTTCAGCTTTAAGAAAACTAGGTTATAAATAGTAGAAGTTATATAACATAAACTTAATTAAGGAGAATTAAAATGGGACTATGGGGAAAATCTACTTCCGCAGATAGTAGACCAAAGTTTCTGAAAGGTGACGGCGCTGAAGGTGCAGGGGGCAAACAAGAAGACGCTCTAGCAACTACAAGAGGCTGGGAACTAAAAGCAGGAACAGCGGCAAGCGGAAACGACAACGCTAGTGCTCAAAGTGAAGTTTTAGTCGCAATAGGCGGATTGTCTGCTACTCTTGGAGCAGCAAACTTAATGTCTGTTGATTGGACTGACGGAACTTACGCACACGCAGGTGCAACTGACTTTGATATCGTATTTACATATGATGAAGCAGTTACAGTAACATCAGCGGCAGCAACAGCGAACAATACAGTATCAAATAAAGTAAATACATCAATGCAAATATTAGGTCCAACTGATATGGCTTCAGACGCTGATATGAAAATGCAATACTACTCAGGTAGTGGAACAAACAAAATTACATTCAGAGGCAGAATACCTGCTGACGGTGTAGCAGGCGGTTATATCGCAATTGCAGACGCAACAGCGGCTATGAACACAAATGGATCTTCAGCAATGGTTGATGGTAATGGAACAACCGTACCTTCAGCAGACGCCGACCACGCAGGTGGTTCAGCGGCAGCAGGTGCTGATGGTGCAAGTTCAATTTGGGGAACAGCGATTACTCGTACTGGTTCAACAGATAACACACTAAGAACAGTTGCTGGTTCATCAAGTGGAACATCTTCACTTGTATTAACTGGTGTTGTTTTAGGTTAATAAATAGAATTAAATGGGGAGGTAATCTCCCCATATAATGATGGTAGTTAAGCATATGCGTACTACCAGTAGCATTCCCCTAATACATACGGGGTTTATATAAGGAGAAAAGACATGGCTGATAAAAAAATTACAGCATTAACTGACCTAGGTTCTGGTAACATAGCGTCAGCTGACTTATTACATGTTATTGATGATCCATCTGGAACACCAATTAACAAAAAAATATCTATAGCGAGTATGTTCGCTTCAATACCAACAGCAGTATCAATTAACCCTGGTGCTTCCGCTAACATTACTTTCAATAGTGACGCTACGGATTCAGACTTTATTGTATCAAATGACAATGAAGAGGCATTTAGAGTTGATGGTGCAAATAGAGAAGTAGTTATCAACGAAGCTTCTGGTCAAACAGACTTTAGAGCAGAAACTAATTCTTACGCTAGTGCATTACTAGTTGACGCTTCTGCTGACCAAGTACAAATCAATGCAACACCAGTTTTTGGGTTAACTCAATTACTTACAGGTGCAGGTGCAATTGATGTAGTATCTGCTATCACAGAGGTAGTATCTACAGGTGCTCAAGCAGGAACTTTTGCTGATGGTGTCGAAGGACAAATCAAGTTTATAGTAATGAAAACTGACGGTGGTGATTTTACCATTACACCAACAAACTTTAATAGTGGTTCAACAATCACTTTAGATACTGCTGGTGACGCTGTATTATTACTATTCACAAATAGTGCATGGTACTTAATTTCAAACCAAGGTGCTACTATAGCATAAATCATATAGGGGGCACTTGTTGCCCCCTTTTACTATGGAGATACAATGAAAGAAAAACTTGAAGCGAAGAAAACACAGTTACTAGAAAATAAAAAGATAGTAGAGGGTCAAATACAAGAAGGCACTAGACTATTAGAAAAGGCGAGGGCAGACTTGAACGCAATATTAGGTGCAATTCAGGTAGTCAATCAACTTTTAGAAGAAGGTGATAAAGATGGCACAAAAGATTAGATATGGTGCAGGTGGCGTTCCTTACTACGAACAAACCTCAGACATTGAAAAAGAACAAAAAGATTTAGAAGCGTCTTTGAAACAATCAAAAGCGGCAAAAGCAGAGAGAGTGACAAAGAAAAAGAAAAAAGTAATCCAGGAAATCATGGGAGATGACCTGAAAGAACAAAGGGAGTTATTAGATGAAATCATTTAAAGAGTTTGACAACAAACAGATAGATGAAGTATTGTCTTCAACTACTCCAGTAAATGCACCTGCTGAAAGTGATATGGCATTAAACGATATAACAAATGACGAGATTGTTAGCCGTATCAATAAGTTTGTTGGTTCAATTGCATCCATGGAACACATTAATCCTATGGCAGCAGTAAATCACTTACGAAGCAAGTTGCACGGTTTAGGGGTAGAGTTTGCAGGTGATACGGAGTTACCTGAAGACGCTAAAGACGGAACAATTAAAATACCATTAAGTAAATTTGGTGGTGTGTATGGAAAAACAGGTGAAGAACCTGCAGGTGAGGTAAAAAATGATGATGGTATAGTAAGAAGTTTATCACTTACATACGAAACATTAAAAAACGGAGCATGCAAGGTTTACGCTAAATTAGTTTAGGACCTAGAATGAGATTTGATAAGCTGACTAAGGGCAATGTCCTGATGTTCGCAATACAAAATTACGACAATCCTCAAGCAGAGGGTGAAAAAGAGTTTTATGATGACATGAAACGCTTTAAGTATCTTAAACGCTTGTTTAAGAAATTCAGTAAGACTGGCATACTTAAAGAACGATTGATTATGAACCACATAATTGTATTAGCAAATGTGTTTGGTCCAGAAGCAGTTAAAGTTTTATTATTCTTTAAAGTTGACCAGATGTTCTGGCCACAATTGAAGACTTTTTTGATATTTCTAAATTATATGACTATGGACGAGTTGACACAAATCTCACTAGATTATAAACTATTAGAAACCTTGAAAGGAATATAAATGGCAAGTAGAGCAATAGACGCTTTTATTACTTTTCGTTTTTTAAAACTACTGGTCACACCTTTTGATAAAACTGAGGCATTTAAACTTGGTATTATTGATAACAGGGGTAAAGTATTAAGAAGATATAAGACACTTGAGCGAATAGAAGAAAGGCAAGCATATACTATTTTACACAGGCTCGTTTTCAATATAAAGAAATTAATTGAAAAAATTCCTGGTGGTAAGTCCAGATTGGCGAGTTATGCGGCCGCTCTATTTCTTATTAAAGAACATGTAAGTGAAATGAACGATAGTGATGGAGAATTACTTGAAAAAGAGTTTTATAAATACTTAAAAGAGCATGATTTATTAGTTGAAGAAGATAACTCAATACAAGAAGATATTGCCTTCGCTGATAAATTATTAAAAGGTTCTTACAGATTAGTACAAGATGTAGGAACAGATGAGGATGATAAAGTGATTGGAAAGACAGGCGACATGGTAACAGTATATGCTGATACAAACGCCAAAGATAATGTTATGGGACAAGATGTATTTGAGGTTATACATGATAAAACAAAAGATGTTTTATTAGTAACAGTAGAGGATATAGAAGAAGCATGACCAAAAGTTTTACAGATTTTTCAACAGGCCTATTGGCATTAAAAGAAAAATTAGAGAAAAAGGAAGATATTGCCAACGTTGCAGGTGATGGTGCAGTATCTATGCCACCTACTGCCAAGAAAGTAATCAAAAGAAAAAAACAAACATTTAACGTATCACAAAAAGTTTTTGATATGTTTAGAAATGGTAAAAAGAAATTTGAGAAGTGGTCAAAATACTTAGACCTTGCTGATGAAAGTCAATTAGCCCTATACAATTGGGCAATCAAAAATCATACAGGTGTTATTATACTACAAAACGCAACAACAGGTGAAGTCAGAGCAATACGACATAACCGTATGGGTGGCGGCCAATGGCATAAACTAAGTCGTGGTCTCAAAGAAGACAAAGTACCACCTAGTGTAGAGAAAGACGCTGAGAAATTTGTTAAAGATTTAAAACCTAAAAAAGCAGACTTTGTAAAGAGATATGGCAAAGACGCTAAGAAAGTTATGTATGCTACAGGCATGAACATGGCAAAGAAAAAACATGGTATTGAGAATAAACAATTTGGTAGTTTCATATCACAAATCAAAGATAGTATAGAGAACATAGGTGTAAGAAAAGAAAGTTTTAATACACAGGCTGCAAAGATGATGTATGAAACACCAGCAACACCAAACGAGAACAACATAGAAGTATTAAGAGATATAGTCAAAGATAATATTACAAAGAAAGTAGTATTTGAAAAAGCAGGTACAATGAGAGTTGACCCACAAACGGCAAACGTATTGTTATCTGTTTATGATGAGTTGCACGAAGACCTGAAGAATAAATTTCAACAAATGTTAAACTTCAATCAAATGGGTCTAAAGTCATTACGAAATATGGCCTATGAGATTGCAACGGTGGGTGAAATGAGCCGTGGTATGGGCGAACCTATGGGTCTGGCAAGACCTATTGCAAGTATAGGTAATATGAAATCACCTAGAAGTCGTCCTGCATATGCTCTTAATGCAAAGAAAAAAAAAGAAATTAAATCAACGGCAAAAGGTCCTGGTCTAGGTACTTTTAAACCTATGAATTTAATAGCGAGGAAGAAATAATGTTAGGACTACAACCAGAATTTTCGTGGAAGAACGCAACAATAATGGCGAAAGCGGCAGCAACAGCATACAATGATTTGACCGCATTTCAAAAACAATTTGACCCAGAAGCAGTATTATTTGATAAAGACGGTACACAAGTATTTTGTTATAAAGATGGTAAACATGCTTGTGTTGCATTTAGAGGTACAGAACCAACAGCATGGTCAGATATTAAAGCAGATTTAAAAATAAGACGAGTAAAATGTCCTACAGGATTTGTACATAGAGGATTTAGAGACGCATTAGACGAAGTATGGGCAGATGTAGTTGCCTGGATTGCTAAACAAAAGTGTGAACATGTATTCTTTACTGGTCACAGTTTAGGTGGTGCATTAGCGACACTAGCTGCGAGTAGATGGAACACAGTAACAACTCATTTATATACATATGGGTCACCAAGAGTAGGTGGTAAAAAGTTCATACAATCTTTTAAAACAAAAGAAAGATATAGATTTAGAAACAATAACGATATCGTAACAAGAGTACCATTTGAAGTATTTGGTTATAAACATGTATCAGGTGAGGGTGGTAACTTTATATACTTTGATATTGATGGTAATTTAGCAACAAAATTTAGCAGATGGTATATGTTTAAACAATGGTGGAAAGGTACATTTAGAGGTGTATCTCATCTACAGATAGATGGTTTTAGTGACCATGGCATACATAACTATTATGAGTATTGTAAAAGAGAAATGGATAAGTAATGTGGGATATGATATCTCAAATGGCAGGTGATAGACTATGGATTTACACCGCTATTGCAGGTTCTTTACTGAGTGCTGCCTTTTTATTCTGGTTTAAAGATACAAGAATGGCAACATGGGGTGTCGCCAAGTTTGACCGTACATTAGAATATCTAGTAAATAGATGGGGTTGGACATGGTTACAGAATGACCCAGACGCATGGCGTAAGAAATACCCACGCATAACAAAGAAGATAGACGATTTAGAAAGCAGATTAGACGAATTAGAAAAATTTGATAAACAGTAATGTTCAGTAGTTTGAAAATAGGTTTGGTATTATTAATGATGGCAGGTGCCGGTGGAGGTTTTCTATATGTCAAAAAATTACAAAAAGATAATGAAATACTTAAAGTTAATCAGGCTAAACTTGAAACGGCTGTGGAAGAAAGTACGGCTGTTATTGAACAACAAACTAAAGACTTAGGTAAAATAAGAGATACATTAAGTAAAGTACAAGAACAAAAAGACAGATTACAAAAAGACAAAGACGCATTGAGTAATAGACTAGGTAAGCATGATATTGGTAATCTTGCAGAAAATAAACCTGGTCTTGTAGAGAAAATAATTAACAAAGCAAGTGATAGTGCTACCAGATGTTTAGAAATTGCAAGTGGTAGTCCTTTAACGGAAGAGGAGATAAATGGAACGCCTAATAGGGAATGTCCTGGTTTTTGGCCTGACGATACTGTTTCTGAATAGTTGTGCAGGTTTAGCTGTAAAGGAGATATCTAATTATAAGATTGAAAAAAAGCGGGAACCGTTAGCGTTAAATGCCCCATCCCCTTTAAGTTTACAGGATGTAGATTGGATTATAATAACAAAAGATAATGCTGACGAAGTATTTGAAAAGATAAAGAATGAAAAGAACGGTGACTATGCTTTGTTTGCAGTTACAGATAAAGGTTATGAAAAACTTGCTCTGAACATGGCAGATATCAGAAACAAGTTGGCGGAACAAAGACAAATCATTCTGTCATATAAGGAATACTACGAGGATGGCGAATAATATAGATGATTTGGTTAAAGATATTGCAACACTAAAGGCAGACGTTAAACAATCAAATCAAATACATTCAAGGTTAGATGACGCTATAGTTAGACTTACAGATATCTCTAGCAGTATCAAGTCTATGTTAGCCGTACATGATGAGAAAATAAAGAGAGTTGATTCCTCACAAGAAGATATTCTATCTCTATTAGAAGATAGAAGACGAGAGTGGGACGTTGATTTAAAAGAATTACATAGTCGTATAAGTACACAAGGACGAGAATTACGAGAGGCAATCCAAGATACTACTTTACGAGGTGAGAGACAACACCGTGAACACGCTGAAGCTATTGAGAAGGTTGAAGACGCTTTATCAAATAGAGTTGGCGTGTTAGAAAAATGGCGATGGTTAATAATTGGTGGTGCAATACTACTAGGTTTTATTATACAAAACATGTCGTTTCTACAGTAGCACAAAATTAACACATAATTGGCACAGTTTTAGGTATGTTTTCCTTGCATGGAG